TGACTTTCCATAGACTTTTTCTTAAAAGCCTGTTTAAGTTCCTTATCTGATGCTCCTCGGGATACGCCGAGAGTATTGTAATAGTCCATACTATTACTTATCGGCTCTTAGGTTACTTTTTACCTGATCTTGAACCTGTGTATAAACCAAACCATGCCGCACCTGCACCAACTACTATACTAACAAGTCCTGATTGTTCCATAGTAGGTTGTGGAATTGCCATGTACCAAATTACAACTTTATATAACAAAAATATATATGTTGAAATAAAAATACGTGGAAATATTCTCCAGCTGTCTACTGCTCTTGCCATGTGAATTATTTTAGAATAAGGATTTGGTCCTAAATCTTTTACACTCGTATCTACTTCAAGATCTAATTTTACCTTTTTACTTATACCTTCTTCACTTGCTGGAACAGAAACTTCTGCGTCTGGCTTTCTAACTTCTTTGACAACAGGTTCTTCTTTAGCAACCAAATCTTCAGGTTTCTTCCTTGGCATTACTTTCTCCCTCTTAGTTTATCAATTTCTTTTTTATTTTCTTCTATACTATCTCTATTTTTGCCTATTTTAGAATCTTGGGCTTTATCTATAAGCTCTTGCATTCTAAGGCCTCTCTCGATATCTGAATCAAGATGTAAATCTTTATTAATAATTTTTTCTAATTTGAGTGTTCCTATGCGATCGTTTGCTACATATCGCCAAGTATATCCTCTGGATCCGTAGCATCCAAAAACAGTTTCACGTAATCCTATCTTTACTATTATGGATTGTTCTCCGTCTAGTAATACTTCATCACCTTCATTAAATGCTGGATTAAATCTAAATTTTAATCCTTGCATAAAATTTGTTGCGAAATCTTTGAACCAGAAAGCGGCAGAAATACTAATAAGGATAGCAATCCAGGGTAGTAACATGCTTGCCATATCCAAGCCCAACTTATCAAACGCTTCCATCTATTTCTCCAATCTCTTGATTCGTGCTTCCAATTCATCAATCTTTTTAGTCACATGTGGATATTTTTTTCTCCAAGCATCTTCTGGTTGTTGTAACCAAGTCCAACCCCAACGTTCTACTAGATAATCAATTATAAGATCAAATTTGGCATATAACCATAATCCAAGTCTAGTGCTTTTAAAATATGTTGAAAATGCTAAACCAAATAGAGAACCTATAAGAGCTGTGTAAATCCACAGTCTGTCAGAGGCCATTCTACCGATCATATCCCATACTATTTCCATCAATAGTATTTATCGGCAATTACACCTACTTTTTGGTTGTGTTATCTGGAGTATCAGCCTTTACAGCATTTTCGTAATATACGATTATTTCTGTTTGTTGTTCTAAGTATCTTCTAAGATCAGCTATGTTTATAGCTAGATTTTCGTAGTCCTTCATTGACAGCACAACATAGGCTAGTTCGCCGTGTTCGGCAGTAAATTCTTCCACAAAGGATTCGTAGTTCTCTGCGGTTACAACATAGACTCTAGTATCAACTAGATCAATTGGTTTTGGTCGAGCTACTATCGGTACTGTTGTCTTCTCTATCTGAGTTACTACTTTTATCTCCGGTTCGCGGAACGTCGAGCAACCAGTTAGGAAGAGGAGTATCGCCATTGCCGCCAGTAGCGGCTTCCAACTCGCGCCATAATTTAGCTGTGGCACCATTCATCCTTCCTTCTAAATTTTTGCTATCTCTAATAGCGTCTTGAACAAGATCTAATTCACGTAACCTATTACGTAGATTATCACCGTATTGTTCAGCTTTTTGTAAATCTTTTGATAATTGATCTGATAACTTATTTAATCTAGCGTTATCTTCCTTTAACAATGCTATACTTTTTTCGCTTGTTTCAACTGCTGTGGTAAGTTTAGCATTATTTAATTGTGCTATTTTTAAATTGGATTGAAGTTGTTTCACATAGAAAAGTCCACCGCCGGCCGCGGCCAGAACTATGAATACCATTGCGATTTTCAATCCACTAAACATAATGTTATTTAGCCGAGCAACTTTCCCAGAGTTTTTGGTCCGACGATACCGTCTGCTACCAAGCCGTTTGAACTTTGCCAATGCTTGACAATTTTCTCTGTGCCTGGACCAAAAATTCCATCTGCTGGACTTATATCTAACTTTTCTTGTACTTCTGCTACAAGAGGACCTCTTGAACCTTTTCTTATAGTTTGATTGTAATCTACTTCAGGTTCTTCAAAGTCGCCACCTAATACATCAATGGCATGTAGATAATGTTTCTTTCGATCATCTAAACCTATTGTGCCACCGTTAATACGTTTTGTAGCACCTACAACATCCATGTCATCACACCATTTATTGATGTTGTTTGTATCCCAAAACCAACAAGCAGAATCTATAGCACCTTTTTTAGTGCGTACATAATCTACTGCTTCTTCGGGAGTCATATCTACTGCTTTTGCGAATTGCGTGTAGTTGTATCTACCAGTGAGCTGTAGTATGCCGCCGCCTCTGAAACGCCAGCCGTCGCCACTATCGGTATCACCGTTATCCATGCGGTTCGCATATATGACATTAGCAATTTTTTCTGGTTGTCTATGGTATTCGTTAGCATCTCTACCTGCCCTTCTAAAATATTTTGGAAATATAGTGTTAAGTGCTTTGGCGCTGTAGTTTAAGTTTTCACTCATAACTCTAAAGCCGCCGGACTCATGTCCACACTGAGCAAGAAACATTGCCACTCTTTCAATAGTGTCTACTGACCAAAGTGGTAGTATTTCACACATTGCTTCATACCATTCTTTCCAGTCGTCTCTATGAATAAGCTCTTCAGCCATCCATTCTTCAAAATCAAATTTAAAATGTTCTTTAGCCATTGTTTAGATCCTTATTTTGACATGCTTCGCATCGGCAATGCTCACATACTTTGATATTTATGATTTGGTTGTCACCGTCTGTCATATCTTTGTAGAGGGGTGCTCCACAATGTGATTCATTTCCACAATTTTGACAGTTGCTCATTTATATCCTTTTGAGCTGAAGTTGGTATCCTTGATTTTCAAGCACAAGATTTTTGCCATACTTTGTTATATTATAGTCACCTAAATACTTTGTAGCCCATATAACTTCAGCCATATCTTCCATGTTAATTGTTTCTTTAATTTCTAAATCTTTACCAAAATTAACAACCTCAAAAGTTATTGGTTGTTGAAACGTATTTTTCACAGTAAGTTCATCGCCCTTTAATTCAATACTTTCTGCGTAACTATTTGTGAAAAAATTCTTGTAATTTTCTAAATGCGATTCTTTTGTTTTTATATCGTAAGCATCTCCATCTAATGGAATTTCTTCTGTCAAGTTTTCACTTGTAAGTTCTTTGCTTTTGAAATTTTTGTAATAGCGGAACCTTAAATTATCTACGTTAGCTAATTTACCAACACCGTCAGCAATTTCCATAACTTGTGTTCCTATGTCTTTATTGCGTTCTATTTCAACAAAAACTTTATAGGTACCGTCTGATTGTTCACCGCTTGTTACGTCGGCATCTAAAACAAAAGGATAACCTTTTTCTATAAAATTTTCTAAATCGGTAGCAGGTTCTTTTCCGTTTACACTAAAAGCAAGTGTTACAATATCACGGTCAGTTCCCATCTTCGATTTGTAAGAATCAATTTCTAATATATTGTCAACTAGATGAATCAAATCTCCTGCTTGTGATCCCATTATGCTAACTCCTCTGTGCCTGCTGTTTCTTCAGCTCCTGTTTCTGCTGGTTGTACTGTAGCTTCAGGTGCTATAGCCGGAGGATTTGCTGGCTCTGTTCCAAAGTCTTCTTGTGCTTTGTAACCTGTGTAAATATCGGCAATTAATTTTTTAGGCATCATAATTTCTACTACCCATATTGGATTTGTATCAAGTTTGCCTTTTTTAGTTCCTGGACGAATATCATCCGGAGTTCTAATTTTTCTTGGTTTAATAATAAGGTCTTTTTTATAGGATACTCTACAATCATAATCTAAGAGTCTTTTACCACCCATAGGGTCTGGCATCTTTTGCCTATCCCACATAAAGGCACATGTAACCCAGTGTTTTCCTATTTTTGGTCCGGAAACTAGTTCTCCATCAATCCAATTATCATACACATACAGATCTAAATCATCTAAAACTCTTTCAAAGTCTTTTAGGACCTGAAAAGCCATATCACTTTCGTATATGTTCTGTATGTTCTTTATTACCTCTAAAACGTCTTTCATTGGTGGTTCCTATATGCTAATGTTATTTATCCATAATTGTCTTTGTGTTTAACTTGTTGGCGAGACCTAATAAATATTTGTGTAGCGAAGTATAGCTACACGAAGTACAATAAAGGAGGACACTTCATGAGTGCAAAGCGGGCTCGCAAGAGCAAAAACTTTCACAATAATGTTGTTCAATTAAATAGTTACCTTCCAGAAAAGAAAAAAACAGTCAAAATCTATCCACGTAATAGGTCACAGGAAACCTATCTGCTTACCCTTGCTGACACGAGAAAAGACGTAGTCTTTGGGATTGGTCCGGCGGGAACAGGTAAGACCATTATTGCGGTTTTAACTGCTGTAAAACTTTTCAAAGAAGGAACAGTTGACAAGATTATTGTAACAAGACCAGCAGTTTCTGTGGATGAAGACCTAGGTTTTCTGCCAGGAACATTGGAGCAAAAAATGGCTCCTTGGACTAGACCTGTATTTGATGTATTGAGAGAATATTTTACAGCTCGAGAGATAGAAGGAATGATAAATGAGGGTGTTATTGAAATTTCACCACTTGCTTATATGCGTGGTAGAACTTTCAAAAATGCTTATATCATTGCTGATGAAATGCAGAATTCTACAGTAAGTCAAATGAAAATGTTACTAACCAGATTAGGCGAAGGATCTAAAATGGCTGTCACAGGAGATTTAAATCAAGCTGACCGTATGAAAGATAATGGTCTAATAGATTTCATCAAAAATCTTCAAAGACATCCGTCTGCTAGTAGATTGGCATACGTATCATTTTCTCATAAGGATATCGAAAGGCATGAAGCAGTAAAAGAGGTGTTAGAAGTATACGGCGATGAATTAACCTAATTCTTTTGCTAAAGGAAAAATTTTACTAATTACGTCGGCGCAGGCGTGAGCAATCTCCATATGCTCCTTTTGTGTGCCATTTGCTCCACGTAACTGAATATAATGGACCCAGCTTCGTAGGGTGCCGTTCATGTAAAGTTTGGTCTTTGTATTACCTTCTGGTAGAACAACTCTTGCTTGTTCTTTTGCTATTCCATTTTGAATAGCCCATTCATACACAGCTCTTGCTTTATCTATTACTTCTCTTTGTTTATCACGCCATGCGTGATGTAATTCGCTTTCGTCACTTAGCTCTATACTATTTTGTCTATTTTTAGTATCTTGTAACCTTGCTTCTCTTGTTGTAAAAGTATCGCCCATTGAATCTGGATCTGCGTATCTTTGGCTAAATTCTTGGAAAGAAAAACTTCTGTGCCTTACAATTTGATGTGCTATATCTCTTGTAGTTTCAATTTCTAAAACAGCATTTACCATTTCTAGTGGAGACCAGTGCTGATGTTTTACAAGATATCTAATAAGTTTTTCACTTGTTTCGTTGTTTATTTGATTTGTTGGATTACTTACCCTAGCACAATAAGCAATAAGATCTTGAGCATCTCCTAAATACCTAGCAGTAAAACCTTCTACGGGTTGTGTATAACTAATTAAATTTACTCTCATTTTTGACTCCTAGTACATCATATCAGCGGCAACAATAAATCTAGGTTCCTCGGATTTGAGTATACCTGGTCTGTGCCATTCTTTGCTTTCATAAATTATCCATCCCCCTAGAAAAGGAGGCTCCATATGCCTAGTTTCATCTTCTGGACCTTTAGGAGCAAATTCTGTTCCACAATCATCATTTACTTCTGGCAAATACACATAATACACTCCACTGATGCTTTTTGTATTTTTATCGTGCCAATGATGGTGCCACAACTTATCCCTATCTTCTCCAGGTGCTTTTGTCATAAAACTCCAGGCCTGTATGTTTTTTATTTGTACTTCTTTTTCTAGATACATGAAACAACTCGTAATAAAACTCATTTTTAGTTTCATCCAATGTGGAGACGGAATGCCAAACACATTAAAGTTGGTTTGAAACTTTGGACTATTTGTCCAAAATTTTCCTTCATTAATCGCTTGTGCTACATCGTCACAAATTAAATCTCTATCTCTCATTGTGATAAGAGAGTTCCAATCGTATCTTTTTATATTCATCCTGTCCTCAAAACAATATGTACACCCCATGGAGTGATTACCGGAGGTCCTATTGTGTCTATTCCAATAACCTTGACAGCATTTGAAAAGTCTGGATGCATACTGTGTTCTTCAAACCATCCAAGATCTCCACCGTGTCGTGGTCCACTAGCACAGGCACTATACATTCCAGCTGTTTCTTCGAATTTCATTTCTCCTGATTTCAAACCTTTGATAATTCTTTCAGCTTCAGACATTGCCTCTCCTAAAGGTCTGTCATGCGAACTATTCTCTGCGTCTTTATGGCTTAATAAAATATGCTTACATTTAAGTTTCATTAGTCACCTCTGCCGGGCTTGTCTGAAAAATACTTATCGTATTTGTTTTCAACATCCTTGTACTCATGAGCATCGGCAGGAACATCTTCTGGCCTTGCTTGACTAATGTTTGGCCATTCATTTGAATATTTAAAATTTAAATCATACCATTTGGTGCCTTCATCATTGAAGTCTTGTATTATGGCATCAACAGGACATTCAGGTTCACACACACCACAATCGATACATTCGTCTGGATTTATTACCAACATGTTTTCACCTTCGTAAAAACAGTCTACAGGACAAACCTCAACGCAATCCATGTGTTTGCATTTTATACATTTGTCATTGACTAGATATGTCATTTCATCCTTGATAGTCTGATCATAGTAGCCGCCAAATTAATTTCTGGATCGGCTACAAGGGTGTGATCAACAAGCCCTTGTTTTATAATAAGGATAGCACTTTCCTGCTTTTCTTCATTTCCAAACAGTTCTATATTATCATACAACCACTTGTATACATCTTCAATCTCTTCTGGTCGTGCTTGACTACATACCAGTTTCCTTGCCTTAGTGATTTGTCCTGCTTTGAACAGTTCTGTCATCTCAAGTTTCCAATCACTTTCTCCAGCATCACTTTTCTCTGGCGGAAGTAATTGTCCACTTACACTATTCATCTGTACCATATTTATACATTTACGCAAGTCTGGATATGTTGCTTTTACGTAAGTATCTAAAGTATCAATGTCTGGAGTAATTTCCTCAGCAATAAGTATTTCTGCTACACGAGCTGTAAACTCTGTTTGATCAATACGTTCTATGTGAAAGCCTTGACATCTACTATGTAGTGCCGGAATAATCCTGTTCGGATAGTTACAAGTTAAAATAAATCTACTTGTTGTATGATACTCTTCCATTACGCCACGCAATGCCGCCTGTGCGTTCGGAGACAAATAATCTGCCTCATCAAGTAGTACAACCTTAAATGCTCCAAAAGGAATCATTTGGACGAAGTTTACAATTTTGTCTCGTACATCTTCAACAGAGTTTGTTCGACTTGCGTTTATTTCTAATACATCAAGATCATTTACTTCTAGTTGGTTAAGTAAAATTTTTGCTAGAGTTGTTTTACCAATTCCTGCGTTACCAGAAAATAGTAAGTGTGGAATAGTACCGTCCTTGATCCACTGTTGAACCTGTTTCTTTTGATGTTCATCCCTAAACACATAACCGTCAACTGTGCTTGGCCGATATTTTTCTACCCATAATTCTCTCATCCGCTAAACCTTTCAATTAGTGCGATTACTGTATGATAACCAAAGTATAAAAATACACAAGTTATACAAAACTTTAAAAACTTATTCATACCATCATCAGCCATTACTTCCCAATGTGGCCTTGTATCATTTCTTTTAAATAATTTCATTGTGTGCTACCTACTAGTACTAAAACTGATATAAAAAAGAAAGCAAACACCCATATTGTGTAATCTTTCTTTGGCTCAATCTTACATGCTTCTTCAAACTCTTTATAATAATCTGCTGGCATGTAATCTCTGTCCCAAGCATCTCTTCTTGTATCTATTTTCTTATTCATCCATTATCTCCCCAAAAAGCGTCTAGCGGCATTGATCGGATTTTTCAAACCGTCATATGTTTTATCAATGAAGTCTATATGTTTACTTAATTTCTCATTCAGCTCTTTAAGTTCTGATTCGATACGTTGTAACTGTTGTTCATCTATAGGTTGCCAATATTGAAACTTTTTATTATTGTTTGTTCCTATGTATGCTTGTCCTGTTTCCATATCAACAATTTTCCATTTACTTGGACATTTAGTTTCTATCAACAACTTGATAGGTTGATCAAGTTCTTGTGCTTCACTGCCGTCAATAAGTTTTCTAGTTTTCAACTTTTACTCCAAAATGTTTATATGTGTCTTGGACACATTTTGCTTGAAAATAACAATCCGCTAATGCGTTGTGAGCATTGTTCTGAATCTTCTTTCTTGGATCTTCTGGCAACATTTTAAATAAAGTTCTACTATCTCTTATTTGCCAATAGTTCCAAGGTGTAGGTTTTCCAATGTTTTTATATAAATCTTGTAATATAACAAAATCAAAAGTTGGACCTTGACACCAAATATAATCTAAGCCTACGCACCATTTATTCAATTGTTTTGTTAAATCGTCACTTAGCACTCGTTCGTGATCGCCAAATGCTTCATCCTGGATTTGTTTAGGTTGCTTACCCCACCACTCCATTGTATTATCATCAATAGACCGACTAAGTTTTTCTGACTGTTCTTCTATGTCGCATCTAAGATACAAAGGCGTGTGCGGCTCTGTGTTACTAAAAGGATCAAACTTTATAGCACCTACAGTTAATACCACACTATCAGGATTTACACCCAACGTCTCTAAATCAATCATTCCGTGTGTTGCCATTATCCTTTTCTATTCTCCTGTCCAATAGCTGAAATAATTAATATGATGTAAAGGATTGGCCAAGCCCATCCTGTGATTGCTCCCGTAAGATGGAGGATCATCAACGCAACTCCAGTTGCTCCTGTAGTACCTATTCCGCTTGATTGTGGTTTGGGAAACTTCATCATACACTCCTATTGTGTTTAATATAACACATTTACAAAGGAATGTCAACTACTTTTGGCTATAAATCGCCTTCTTTTCGGTTTTCTGAATAATGGACATCGAATTCTCCGCCTGGATATCTTGCTTTGAGTTTGTTGACATTTTCTGCTATTACTTCATTTGGGTCTAGATCCAACGCCCTACATGAATTAATCCAATACCAAATAATATCACCAAGTTCTCGCTTAATGTGGAATTTTGTGTCATCATCCAAAGGCTTACCTTGGAAGATACATTTTTTAACAATTTCCGCATATTCGCCTCCTTCTGAAGCAATACCAATTGCTCCTGTTAATAACAACGAAATGTTTACTTCGTCATTAAGTTCATGTAATCTTGCTTGGGTAAATGCCCAATCGTTTGATTCCTCAGAGGTCACACCCTCCACGAAATCTTTATACTTGTCTAAGTCTACTTTCAATTTTGCCTCTTTTTAATTAGAAAAATCTTCAGGTCTAATATCTGCTGGTCCGTCAGAATATTCTTTACCTATACTTACGTCACTTGGCTTTTCTTCACTAACAGCAAGAACACTTTCAGCTTCAACCATTCTAAGTTCGAGCTCTTCTTTACCATTATGAATGTTTACACCTCTTGTCCAACGACCATGTTCGACAAGCACCCAATCGCCTACTTTATATTCATCTTCGTTAGTAGGCCCTTTAGCATAAACTTTCCCCCATCTTGGATAAATTCCTCTTGTGGTTCCATCATCATTGTTAATGATCAATCCACTTGCTGTTTTCTGTTCTCCGAAATACATATCACGTACTAGGACTCTATTTTTAACAGGGGTTAAGTCTCCTTGAATTGTGTGTAGGTTTGTAGCCATTACGCACCTCTTTTAACAAAATTGCCGTCGGCATCTTCAACCCAATCTTCTTCAGCTGTTTCGGCTTTGGTCTTTCCTGCCTTTGCCTTAACAGATGTTTTAGCTTTAGGTTGTTCTACTTCAACTGCTGTCTCTGGTTGAGATTCCTGTTTTGGTGCCGGTTGAGGAGTTTCAAACTCTGTTGCCGGAACGTTTTCTTCGTAATAGTCTCTTAAGACTTCTTCACGTTTTCTAATGATCTTACCACCAGGGCCTAGTTCATCACCTCTTGCGTTGACTCTTACATTGCCAACTGCTGGAGTAAGTTCATTTCTTTGACGTAGAAGATCCATATCAATGCTTTTTCCCTGCATTGTACGGTATTGCTTTCTACCTGTTTGTCTGACTGCCATAACTGACCTCCTTTTAATTATATATGTACTTATCTCAAGAACTCTTTGTAATCCAGGTCATATTGGATTGAATTAACTTTGTGTATACCTATCAAGAATAACACATAACTTGACACACTAGATCCTCTTCCTACACCCCATACTATATTATTCTCACGCATAAAGTCTACCAGATAACACATATATCTAAGTAAGTTATACATTTGTCTTGATTCATATTCGATAAGTTCTTGCTCAACTCTTTCAATTTCTTGTGAAGTTTTACATTTTTCTATCAAATATTTTTCAATATCTAAACGTTGATAATAGTCTGGCATAAACCAATCTTCTTGACAAATTGTATCGAATTCAGTCTGTGTAATATTTACTGGTTCATATTTTTTTAATGTAGGTAGTCCTTCTTCTTTAGCTTGTACGTTAAATTTATCTATATCTTCTGATGAATCACAAAGAACAGCATGGCACTTATTGATATTACCATTGTAAATCAAATCTACGAGATCTTCGCTCGTGAATCTGGGTATTCCTAATTCATCAGTTTTCATAAGCATACTGTTATTTTACGATACTTTGATCAAATTGTCAAGATCTAAGTCACCATTTTTTTGTTCTTCTTGCCTTAGCTTCTGTTCTTTGATCAGAATCTCTTGCTTGTAGAACTCAATAAAAGTTCCAATTTGTTCTTTTACTTGTGGATTATGTGTTTGAAAGTATTTTTTGGATAAATCTGAAAGTTTTTCCTGAAGTTCGGATACAGTTAAATCTTTAGTGTCTTCAGAAAAAGGATGTAACATTATTCAAAGTAACCAATATAATCTGCGAATACTGTAGCACCAGCATCATAGCTTATAAATTCAAAAACGTATGTTCTAGTGTTTGGAGTATCAATGTTAAAAGTATTTCCTACTCCTGCCCAACCGTTACTTCTTTTGAGCGTTCCTGCTCCAGCATTAGAAGCAAACGTAATAGTTCTTTGACTGTTATCGTTATTAATGAAAAGTCTTACTACTCCAGCTTTCCCTGTTACAGGCCATTCTGAAAGTGTTAATGTAATGTCAGCCCCAACTGTAAATGCTTGATAGTTACCGTTGCTGTAGTTAACGTTTTGGCTTGAGTTGACAGTTCCGCCGGCAAAGTAAGCATAGCTATTGTTTATTAGATTAGCATTTTGAATATTATTACCTAGAAAATTATTACTTGCGTTTAGTTTTGCTGTGTTTGTTTGTAAAGTTTCTATTTCGCTTTTCGCGGCAACAAAGTTATCTTTAATGACCGAGAAGTTATCTCTAAATCCTTGTGAATCATTATCTTGACCTGCTACTGGGTAATCTTTGTTAACACCCGTATCATTAATATTACTTGCCATATTGTTCTCCTGTCGTTATTATTTATCAGTGTTACACATTGAATTGATAATTCGCGAATTTCAAATACTGCTCATTACTGTTGTTTTTGGTTGAATCTATGTTATATCTATCAATTTCAACGTTTAGCTTTTTGAAGTCAAAGCCACTGTTTTGTATGTTAAGTAAAACTCCGTCTGCTTGTCCTGGTTTACAATAACACAAGGGCACACCCAAAACAAAGCCTAATTCAGCTTCGCCAAGTGCTTGTGATGTTCGCATCCATAGCGGATAAAATTCACGTAGGTTCTGTCCTACAGCTCTAATTCGGTCACGCATGTTTGTTATGTTACTGATATATTTTCTTTGGTCATTACTGTCACTTATTTTTACAGCATCACTATCAATTTTGATTGTATTTGTATTAGGACGTAATCTTAAAGGATCTGAATTAATACTGTCATCTATGTTTGCTACAACGATAGTAACTCCGTTTTGGTCTTCTACAGTTATTTGATTTCCTGGAGCAAATAATAAAGGAGATGTTCTAGCAAAAATTGTTACAGTTCCTGTCGAAGCAGGAGACTTTGCTCCTCCTCCACGTAGTATAATATCAAAGAATCCTTGTCCTGTACCTACACCGGTGTTATCGTCAGTGACTTCATATTGTATGCTATCAACTGTAATTTTATTTTTTGTTGTAGTTGTAAATTGTTTTGAAGTTCTCTTTCCATCCATAGGTTCTGAAGGATCTATCAAGTCAACATAGATGACTTCATAAACTGTGTCCTGCGATCCTACGTTTTTAGCAACTGCTTTTTTAACATTGCCAAATTTATATTTTTTTTGTAGATGATTTTTAGCTATCGCCGCTACAAAATCTCTTATGTCTTTTGTTTCTATTCCTGCGTATGCTAATGCTTTTATTTGATCTTGTAATCCAAAAGAAGCATCGTTTGGTCGGTAAATTGATTGCGGAGGAAAAATATTAGGATCTGATATGAAGTTTCTAAAATCTAACCTATCTTTATTTTTTAATAAAGGAACCATACTAATATTACTATACAATAAATCATCTGGATCTGTAGTTGATAATATAAATTCCCTCGTGGTAGCACTGAATCCAAATTGATCTTCTGCTCTAATTGTAAATGTATAACTTCTATCTATTGTGGTTGTGGCTCCGTCTAATGTAAAGGCTCCTGAAGATTTATCAATGGTGGTAAGTCCAGGCTTTCCTACTTCACCAAACTGTCTTACCTTCCCTTGTAATTGTCCATCTATTGCTAAAGTTATACCTGGTGGAAGTTTACCACTTGCTAAACTATAAACTAATACAGCATTAGGTACTGTACTTGTAGCATTTACAGCAAGTGTCGAAATAAAATTAGCTCTTAGATTCCCAAGGTTACTTGGTGTATTCCAAGTAATCACGCTTTCTACTTCACCTAGTAATTTTACACTAAATGTTTTATCTTTGCCTATGGTTTGATTTACTTCATTTGTTATACGTTCGTCATAATTGTAAAATGAAATTGTAATTACTTTGTTAGCAGTTACTTCCCCATTGCCATTGAATGTTCTGAATCCAACATCTGTGATCATACCTATGTAGTTTGATCTTAGTAATTCACTATCGCCTATTTCTATTTTTGTTAATGCTTTGTCTGTAGATGTTCCTATCACTCGTCCGTTTTTTACCACCCACACAGTTTTATCAATCACGTCTTGTAATTTGTATTTTGCGTTATCACTAGCATCCGTTTCTGTAACGGGCACTTCATTAAATACAATCCAACTTGTTTCGTTATTTTGTCCTATAAAACTTTGTTCGGCAAAATTAAAGAAAGGAACATTGTTTTCACCAGACCATGTCTCTCCTATACCTACATTGTTAAAATATGATTGGAAAGATGTACTAGCGGCAGACCCAAGTTGCCTTAGTGCTTCTATTGTAAATTTATATTCTTTTGTGACAGCTGGTTGATATGGAACTAGTCCTGCTATTTCACCAGTGGTTGAGTCTATAGATAAACCTGGAGGTAGTTCGCTGTTTGTACCATCAGGATTTGAGTTCTTTACTGTAAAACTAATAATACCTTGATTGCTTGTTGGATCATACACATCTAAAAATAATGTAACATAGTTATTTGCTCTTCTAAATCCTAGATCACTAGGAGTTAACCAGACAGGTGCTCTAAGAAATGTATTATCTGCTGTGAACAATCCTGTTCCAACTTGCATAATAGTGTTGTCTGTTCTTAAGAAATCATCTCCAACCAAATAAATTTGAAACTTTCTTTTGGCTATTACAATACCATCACTCACACTTACTGTAAAATCATAGTATCTATTAAGTTTTTTTGGACTTTGTGTAGGAATAGCATAGTCATAAAAATTAGTATCGTAATAAAAACTTGAAAAACCATTAAAACTTTTTACACCAAAATCAAAAGGAAATTCACCATATGTATTGGAGTCAAAAAATCCAGATGCGGATCTTTTTTCTAATGCTAATAATGGTTCAACAATTCCTGTAAGCCTGCCTGTAGTTCTACCTAACTCTATTCCAGGAGGAAGCTCTCCATCTCCGTCAGCAATAAAATATTCTAAATCATCACCAGCAGGAATATCAGGGTCAATAACTTGTAATTGAAAATCTACAGGGGAGCTATCTAAGATATAAAATTTTTGATTGGGTCCTAAACCTAAAGGTCCTTCATTAGTTATCCAAGTAGGTTGATCGGAACCATCAATTTTAATTTTTAAAGTGCGGTCATCTATTACATTGCCTTTCCTAGCACGTAATACAAATTCAAATTCTTTCAGTGTTTTAACTTCATAAGGAGTACCAACTAAAGAATTATTGTTTGAAATTCTTAAACCACCGGGAAGAGCTCCACTTATCAAAGTCAAGCTATCAACAGTATTAATAGGTAATGGTATTGTCTGTGTAATGCTTTCTTGATATGTTCCGAGATTGTGCCCTGTGTTTACCGTCCATAAATTAGACATGTTATACTCCTATAGTTATATTTATGCTACAGGAAGTATGCCCATATCTGCGGTAGGTCTTGAACTGCCGGTAAATGTCTTAGTACCGTCATCATAATCAACAACAAGCTGATCTATTAGATAGTCTAAGGCGCTGTCAAATGTTGTAGGGAAAGCAAGTCCTAAATCAAGTTTTAAGTAAGGTTCTACGTCTGCTATGTTTCTTATGTCAACGCCATAAACTGTACTTTTTATATCACTTGTGTTTATTATTTCTTTTTGGTTGCCGTCTAAATTTTGTCCTAGTCTAGGATTAGTATCAGTAAGTAGTGAAGTTTCCGCGGCAATAGTAATTGTATTACCCACCATATTTGTCGTTACTAAATTACCACCTGCTAATGTTAAAGCAGTATTATTAGCATCGAAAGTTTGATTTGTGTTGTCAGCAAATACTTGTAGTTGCGGTAAACCTGTTGCTGTAGAATTTATTGTAATAGCATTACCATCACTTGTAAGAGTAACTGCGGTACCTCCTACAATCTTTTTGAACTGCATTTCAGCACCATTAAGCTGAGCAAAAACTCCTTCACCAGCAGAACCTAAGTTAGCACCTGTTGTTTTTTCCGGGTCTCTAATATCTAATTCTGCGAAGTTGTTGTTTACTTTTACAAATGCTTCACGTAAATCATCACCAGTTCCGTCGTTTGCGATTGTACCAATGTTTATTGTTTGTATTGCCATTTTCGTTCCTTAACGTATTTACCTATTCTTTTTTCTCAAACCAAATATATTGCTTGAAAAAGGATTTGCTCTATTGTATCTATTGAACAACATTCTATTTTGTGCGCCACAAATATCTGTTGTGTCTCCATAATTAGCATCATTAGATTCGTCCTTTAGTACTGCTAAAGCATCTTTTTCTAATTTGTTTTTCAACTGGGCCGGAGTTAAGCTAGGATCAGCTTGTAAGTATAAAGCCCCCACTCCGCATACCTGTGGTGATGCCATTGATGTTCCGCTTATATTTGTTTGTTTAAAATTACTGTCACCGAAATAACTCGGAGCTCCAAATCTGTTTGTGTTGCTACAGGCACTAAGAATATTTTCACCGGCGGCAAATATTGACACTCCCGGTCCTGTTGTGCTAAAACTAGTCTTTCTTTCTGTTGTAGCGTTTTCAGGAGTACTATCGGTACACCCTACCATGTGAGCTGTTTCATCAAAAGGTGAACTGCCTCTGTGATAGTAATTGTTTGAACCACCACTCCAAAAAATTACATTATCGTAATCGACTCCTGGCCCTACGGAAGTGTCTGCTTTGAAACTATTATTACCTGCGGCTATACAAATATGTACACCAGCATCTATACAATCTTGCACATCAGCATCAACAGAAGCAATCCTTGATGGATATCTATAAGAAAAACCTCTATAGTATGGATAGAATCCATATGTATCTCTATGATATGATGTTGAGCTTGACCATCCTGCTGTGCTTGAATTATAGGTTACTCCTCTGTAGAGATAGCTTTCTATGTTACTGAAACTGCCACCTATCGATCCACTGTAACCCCAACTGGCGTTTACAATGGTCGGACGTTTTAATCCTGTCTTAGGATCTACTGGTTTATTTTGATGCCATCCTTTTATTACATCAAAGCATTGACTAATTGAAATTCCTGTGCCTGAATCTCCACTACCTTCCAAGCCACCTACTTTTACACTATACACTCTAGCGTTAGGTGCCCAACCAAAGTTTAATCCAGTTGCTGTTCCACCGCAATGTGTACCATGCCCGTCATAATCCCTATAATGGTTTGAACTTTGTGAACCAGTCAGTCCTGATTCAGCATACCAGTCTATAAGTTGTACTCTTGATATTCCGTTAGCATCTTTGAATTCTGGATGATCTACTTGTAATCCACTATCTTGTATCACAATGTCTACACCAGTTCCATCCATTGAATAAGGTCTATCAAATGTTGCGTATCCTAATGAAGTAGAAGTACCATATTTGTTTTCCTTAAAGCTGTGAATAATTTTACCCCAGTCTCTATAATCTCCTGAGTCTGCTGATGACTTATCAAAATTAGCTGTTTGGACAGCATCATATCCGATTTCAACATCATCTCTGTCTTCTGGACGTAGTTGCACATCAGTAACTCTTTCATCATTTCTTAATGCTACAGCTTCAGCATCTGTTAAGGCGTAGTGTGTGTTTCTTGTAGACAAGTGTCTAGCGTTAGCTACATCAATAGTTCTATTAGGAATGTCACCCGATCCGGTGGAAGCTATCATTTCTTGATTGAATTGTGCGTAGTCTACACCTTTGTTAAGAGTAACTACATATTCTTTTTCGCTCATTTAAAACTCCTAGTGTAAATTGACCCAACCACCATTAGCGTAACCTTGAAACTTGTTGGTCGTTGTATTGTATATCATATCTCCATTACCAGGGGTCAAAGCATCTCGTTCTGTGCTTGTAAAACTAGCTAATCTTAAAGGACTGTTTGTGATTTTCACTTGATCCTGTGCTATAAGTTCTATTGAACTAGCACTATCTATTTGAGGTGTGCCTACGCCTGAACTTTCAAAACTGTCAGCTGTAAATTTTTGTGCTGTTAAGTTTCCATCCACAGTCAAATCACTTTGCATCGTGACAGGTTGAACGATAGTAATAAGCGAACTATCATCTGTAGAAATCACACTAGCATTTAACGTAAAGTTTCCTACGGAACTTCCGCCCACTCCGTTCTCCCAATTTCCAGAAGTGCTATTGTATTTTAAAACGTGTCCGTTCTGCACACTTGTTATATCGACATTTTGTAAGTTGCCTATATCTTGTCCTGTAATAGCAGTTAAAAATCCACTGTCATTGGTCAAATCACTTGTATTAGCAGGAATAGTAGGTTTGTTTGTAATAGTTGAACCAGTATAATCAATTGATACTCCAGTTATTCCTGAAAAAGGAATATCAGTTAAGTTTAGTCCACTTCCATAATAATTGTTGGCATAAATGTTTTGATACTTATTATTACTAGCACCTAAAGAATATGTATTTGTAGCAAAAGGCGTAACGTTTCCAAAACTAACGCTGTTGGATGTTTCCGATCCTTCTGTTGTTACTTTACCTAATGTTATACCAGTAAGATTTGCTCCACTTCCAAAATATTCTGTAGCCCCAACATCACCTGAGACATCAAGAGTTCTACCTGGATTGATATTGTATATTCCAATTCTTCCAGGACCAGTATCTACTTTCAAAGCAGTAACAGTTCCGGAAATAGGTTTTACTTTTATTTCAAAGTCTTGTTCATTCACTAGTGTTTGTAAAACAACATTGCCTCCAGATACTGCCAACGTAACTTTGTTTGTAGAACTGCCACCTATTAATATTCCGTTATCGTCATTGATAGTAATTGATCCGTTTTGTGTATAACTCTGATTTGTTGAAATAGCATCTGTAATTCCGTACCCTGAAAGTGTTGTTGGTGTACCAGTCAGTGAACTAAATTGTGAATCAAACAAAGTAGGTTTATTACTAAAATTATTATAATCTAAATAGTATGATCCATCGAATCCGTCTAAGGTATCAGCATCCAAGCCACCACCGCCTGATGTGATATCATCAGCAGGTGCCCATTTTGTACCATCCCATTTTAATACTTGTCCTGTGCTTGGCGGATTAGAAATAGTATCAACATCTGCTAGGTCACTTATATCATCAACTAGTGTTGGTTTATTTGTTAAATTGTTATAACTTCCTGTAGTAGCAACAGTGGCCAAAGAAGGTGTTCCGACTATTTCACTATAATTTATACTTCCGTTAATCCAAGCCGCTCCTCCGTCTGTACCGCCGGTAGTAGAATATTTTATAATTTGATTATTTGCTAATCCATCAAAGTTTGTAGCAGGAGCTAGTCCGCCACTTCCGCCACTGCTTGTACCTGTATTTGTAATAGTGATGGTGCCGTTCAAATCATCATAGACAATATCAATACCAGTACCTTCTCTAAGAATAGCGTTTACACGATCATCTACTCTTTCATTTGTAAAGTATTGATTAGTGCCTTCTGGTAAGTCTGAAGTTGTTGCGGCAACACTTGGTTTGTCTGTAAGATCGTTATAACTTCCGCTGAATGGATTATAGCTGATGCCACCAATAGTAAGTCCTGTTGCTGTAATGTTGCCAGCACCAACTATTCCTGATCCTGTTAAATCTAAATTATCACCTATTGGTAATTCTTTAAGTTTGTTTTGATCGTCTCTATCAACTATGAGTGGTATTCTGTTTGCCATATCCTTTTCCTATTTGTAATATTTATCCTGTTGGTGCTACGCTCTTGTATGGGTGACTTACAGGTAAAAGCGACTCTGCACCCCATTTGTGTGCTACATATCCTTCTGCCTCTTCTATGTAGGTCATATCAGTTCCGCCGGTGCCTGGCAAACCCTTCACGCTCAAAAATTCAAACATTGAACCACCAAACGTTTGACTGCCTCTGTTACGGAATATTCGCAACAGTTGGTTGTCTTTTAAGTTGTTGTCATAGTCTGTTTCAGGAGTAAATGCG